GCTCTTAGTGCTGCTCTGTAAATAATTATATTGTCGCGGTTGGGCCAATCTGGTGTTTGAGAAGCTGTGTCAGTTGACCGTAGCTCATCGTCACGCCACTTTCTTGCTTCTTGTTCAGCCGTTAAAGCAGGTACTTCAGGCTCTACATACGCTTCGTAATAATCAAAAGTTGCCGAGACAAACTCTTCTGTTCCTTTTATGCAAGGGTTAGTTACGTTGCCGTCAGCGTCTTTTATTACCCATTTATTACTCATAATTTTCTCCGGTTACCAAGGTAGGTATTGAATGAGGATAATTCCATCGCCACCATCACCGGCGACTGCGTATGGTCCTTGCAACCTACTTCTACAGCCACCCCCACCACCGCCAATACCGCCGGTTCCGCCCCTAACGACTATGTCAGTGCCTGCGTTCCAATAGGAAAAACTACCACCGCCGCAGAGATCAGATGCGTTTTCGACGAACCCGTAAGGCACAGTATTGACCTCAAGGCTTTTGGAGGGTTTACTTCCACCGCATATTATTCCGTAGCCTGACATAGCTAACCCCCCAGATTGCGCGTCAGTCATTCCTCCATAACCCGTTGGGCTTGTCACACCCGCCGCGCCTGTTGCATATATGCCTACTGCTCCACCCGCTTGGGCTCCTGCACCTCCTGAGTACCCCGCCCAACTTTCTCCAGACCCTGAAACTGATCCACCACCACCGTTAGTGCCACTTGCCGCCCCACCGCCACCACCACAAGTTTTTGTTCCCGTCAAACCTGTGCCTGCAATCGTTGAATTACCTCCAGTAGCGGCGGTATTGTTATTGCTATTTCCAGCACCTCCAGCGCCAACCACTAGCGCGTATGAGCCAGAAGTAGTTACAGCCAGCGAAGGTATTTTTGCGTAAGCTCCTGCGCCGCCTCCAGCCACATTGTCCCCAGTAACGCCTATCCCCCCACCTCCAGCCCCCACTACGTGAATACAAACTGTCCCGTCTTGCGGGGGAACCCAAGTCTGGCTTTGAGTGATTGTGAGTTGGGGAAATGCTTCTGTTGCAACTTGGCCTAAAACTGCCATATTATTCTCCTAGACTTGGAACCAGCCAATTGTGTCGTTTGTGTAAACAAGCTGCGTACTGTTCCCGTTGGGTAAAGTTCCATCGGCAGCAACTGAGTTAATTTTTTGTGAGCCATTTCTACCTATTGTTATCAATGCTGCTCCTGCATTGCTTATAATGACAGTATTTCCTGCCGACCCAGCGGGTAGTGTTATTGTAAAAGCTGTGCTTGCGTGGTTACAGACTAGCTGGTCACCAGCAACCGCTGTGTAGTTAGCTGTTTTTACTAACCAAACATTATACGCGCTTACAGGGACAGAAACTGTAGCCCAATCTAAGACACCTGATCCGTTAGTTTGTAAATATTGATTTGCATCACCGTCGTCAGGCGGCATTGTCAGAGTGTAGGAAGCAGCAACCGTAGCAGGAGCTTGCATAGCTACATACTGCCCACCGCTTGAGTCTTGAAGTCTAAGATCACCTTGCGCTAAGATGTTTAGATTACCTGTTACGCTGGCGCTTGCGTCTGCCGTTAGCAGACCTGTAACGTCTAGCGTCCCTGCGATATCTATGTTGTTAGCGAGTTTAGCGCCAGTTACTGAATCGTCAGCTAAGACACTAGTTTTTACTTGTGTTAATGCCATGTCTTAGCTCCCTAATGTGGGCTTGGTGTCTGGGAAGTCTGATGTTGAAGGCCAATCGCGCAGTGCTGCTCTGTACGTCATTGTTGCCGCTCGGCTAGGGTGATCGCTTAGAGGCACGATGTAGTCTGTTGTATTAAGCTCCTCATCACGCCAAACCCTTGCATATTGTTCAGTAGACAACGTATTTTCCATCGTGCGTTCGAGGTCTACAATTTCTTCGTATTGGTGATCTGGGTAAATTTCTTGTGCGAAAGCCAAATCTGCGGATATTTGATTAACATAGTTTCCGTCTAAGTCAGTAACTTTTATAAAACTCATTTTAAGCTCCTACGGTCAAAGGCATGATTATTATGATGCCACCACCGCCATAACCGCCGTAATTAGTAGCGTTGGAACCGTTCGAGTTACCCGCTCCACCTCCACCGCCTCCCGCAACTCCGGGGCTTGCAACGGAATAGTAACTGGTTCCAGCCTGAATAGATCCAGTGCCTCCGGTAAAGGGACTAGAACCTGTCAGATATCTGAGATAAGTAGCGTTAGTCGGTGGGTTCAAGGATACGCTTCGACCTGTATGATTTATTGAGGTTGTGTATCGGTAGGTTCCTGTGCCATTTGATTGTTTATCCCGTACCATTTGCTGAAGACCGCTGAAAATGTCCCCCGTAACTACCGATTTACTTGCGGTTCCTCCCTCACCACCCGGAATATCTCCAACATTTAAACCGCGAGTCTGGAACGGTCCGCCGCCATGAGCTAACGTGTTAGCTGTGGGGGTAACTGCGCCATTCTGTCCAGCTTCCCAAAGACCAACACCGCCGCCACCACTGACGTTAGCTGCTCCTCCTCCGGGTATATAAATCGACGCATTCCCGCCGCCAGCATTGTTCGCTATGGTTCCACCCGTTGCTGATCCACCCGCCACCGCTGGGGTTGTACCCCCAACCGTAGCAGTTCCAGCGCCGCCGCCATTACCCGCCATCGTTGTGATTCCGCTCCCTGCAAAAGTAGAATTTCCACCAGCCGTCTGGTTGGAAGATACTCCAACGCCTGCACTAGTTGCTCGATTGCCACCAGTACCCATAGCGCCTACAACTACTGTGTAGTTTTGTGCGGCTAAAGTTAATTTGCTGATTGAGCAGCCTCCACCACCTCCACCGTTACAACCGACATATCCACCACCTACGCCAACACCCGCACCTCCACCTCCACCCGCGCCAATCACAAAAACCATAGCTTCCATAGCCATCGGACAAGCCCACGTTCTGCTAGTTTGAAAGACTATTGTTGGGAAGGGAGTATTACCGCCACCGCCACCGCCTATAACTGCCATATTATTCTCCTAAAGTACCAACCAGCCGGTTGTGTCATCCACGTAAACTAACTGGACAGCGTTGCCCTGTGGCATTGTTGCATCAGCAGCTACACCATTAATTTTTTGTGAGCCGTTTCTACCTATCGTAACTAGACCTGACCCATTGTTTTTAATAGTAACCGTAGCCCCAGCAGACCCCGCAGCAAGGGGGTGCGTTAACGCGCTAGAGCTATTACTTATGTACTGACCTGTTAACGCTAAGGTAGTAGCTGACGTAAGTATTGACCATGCAGCGTAAACGCCAGCAGGGACAGAAATTGTCGCCCAATCCAACACTCCTGATCCGTTAGTTTGTAGGTACTGACTCGCATCCCCATCGTCAGGTGGCAGGGTTAACGTGTAACTAGCGCCTAAAGTTGCAGGAGCTTGCATGGCTACATACTGACCACCTGCGGAGTCTTGAAGTCTAAGATCACCTTGGGCCAAGATGTCTACATTACCTGTTACAGAAACACTCGCATCTGCTGTAATCAGACCCGTTACATCCAGAGTTCCTGCGATATCTATGTTGTTAGCGAGTTTAGCGCCTGTTACCTGATCGTCTGCTATGTGAACAGTGTCGATACTTCCATCTACATATTGATCACTATCTACGCTGTTTACAGCCATTTTACCAACAGTAATTTGACTATTAGCTATGTGAACAGTGTCAATACTTCCATCAACGTACTGATCAGAGTCAACGCTGTTTGCCGCCATTTTAGCAAGTGTGACGTTACCGTTGGCTATCTTAGCGGTGGTTATAGCGTTGTCAGATACTGTACCGACGATGCTATTAGTAGCCGTCATCGACATGACTTCAATGGACGTTCCGTTAGGAGGCGCTGTACTGAAGGTTAGGGTTGTACCTGATGTGCTGTAAGTATTCTTTTGTTGGTAAACACCGTCTATGTAGACAAACGTGTTCTGCTCTACCGAAGGGTTTATGGCTAAAGTGAAGCCAGTTGTTGAACCATTACCCGCGTAATTATTTGTTGTTAAATTAGCGCCACCGCCACCAATCTCACCCCACGCATCGGTATATCCCTCGAAACCAGAGGTGGTAGTGTTGTACCTAAAGTACCCTGCTGCGGGTGACCCCGGTCTTTGGCCGGTTGATCCACTAGGCATGTGTACCGCATCTGTTGCAGTACCAATGTCTAAAGTTACATCGGGGCTACTATTTAGAATACCTACACGGTTGTTGGTGGCGTTAACTTTGAAGGTACTACCATCAACATTTAAACTTCCAGTTACGTCTATCGTAGTAGCCGCTATCTGCACTTCTGTATCAGCAATAATATCTAGCTGACCGTCAGTGCTAGAGTTAATGTATATTGCGCTGTCTCTAAACTGCACCTTATCGTCAGTGCTGGCTACAATGTCTTTTCCGCTAGTAGTGTTTCCTGCGGTCAACGTACTATTTAAAGAGTTACTAACACCACCCGAATCTACATAAGCTTTAATGGCTTGCTGGGTCGATAAAGCAGTGGCACTGTTAGAGGCCATATTGTCTTCATCGAGAATATTTGTGACAGTTATCGAACCTGTACCAGACAGGGCATCAAACTCTATCGTACCGTCTACATCTAGG